TTGCACTGGTTAAGACTTCCTCCCATATGTTGCTAGACCTATGCTCTAGCGATGCCGATGTTATGACGATATTTAAAAAGAACAAGGTTCTCTTTGATACCGTCAAAGCAAAAGACCCTGAGTTTTTCAAAGAAATGATGGGCAAGTTCACTGAAACCAAAAACAAATTTGCAAAGGAGTAATACATGGCTTACGAACAAAAACCAAACACTGGGGCGTTATTCCCCAATCAAAAGAAGACTCCCAATCATCCTGATGTGCGTGGAGATATCTTCTTGGATAAAACTTTTCTGATTGAACAGATGGATAAATCCAAAGGATCAATGGTCAAGATTGCCCTGTCAGGTTGGAACAATACCTCCAAGTCTGGCATGAATTACACCTCGCTCACCGCAGCCGAGCCATATGTTAAACCTGAAGAAGAACTCCCATACTAAGGAACCCAAATGATTATTAAAAAGAAACGTGGTCGCCCATCTAAAGCAGCCAAAGCGAAAGAACTTATAGAGATGATGGAGCACATTAAAAAACCAGCTCCAGTATCTTTTGAGCAAATGGAAGCAGAAACTGCACATGAAGCCAACATTCAACGCTTGATTGCTGAACGAGCACCAGTCCACTGGGAAGAAGTAGCTCAGAAGCAAGAGATGGAACTCAATGTGCTCCGTCAAGAGAATGAAGAGTTGGCTCGTATCTGCGTGTTGCGTTACGAAGCTATAGAAGACTGGAAGAAGATTGTCAAATACTTGGAGAGTAGGATTGAAGACCTTACAGTTCGAAGCCGTTAAGGTTGCTCTCAAGCAAGATAAGACTGGCTATGTGCTTACATTGTCACTGCATCCAGACGAGATTCCAGAAGATCTAATGCGTGACTATGTTGGTGCCAGGTATCAGTGTGTCCTGGTCAGGATTAACGGAGATGAGCAGCCAATGGATAAGGCAGAAGAGTTTGCTGGAGATAGAGCTATTCGTATCGCTGGTTTACTCTGCCGAGATCCTAAATTTTGGAAGTATTTGTATTCTGAAGAGCAGATCTTTGACGAAGATATGGAAGAGGCTACTGAGTGGGTTCGTAACTATCTCAATGTCCCATCCAGATCCGACCTCAAAACTAATCGGCAGGCTCAGATACTCTTAGACAAACTACACAGAGAATATACGGAATGGACACAAAAAAACTAATACCCTACTCGGTATACCTCCCTTTGGAGCATCACCAAAAGCTAAAGGAGTTGGCAAAGCAGCGTAAGGCATCTGTTCTCATTCGTAATGCCATCGGTATGTTGGTTGATGGAACTGATGCATTTACTACTGGCTACAACGTAGGAATCCAAGATGCAGCCAAAGTAATTTATGACTGCGAAGAAGCCCAGATGATTGCCATTAAAGGTAAAGACTTGGGCGTGGTTCTGTCAGAACGCATAGAGGAGCTAAAGCGATGATTGAAGAAGGCGGTGTGCATAAAATTAAAAAGCAAGATTGGATCATTCTGCGTTTGCTATTCTTGACGCTTACTTTAGATCCAACTATGTCCAAGGTAGAGGATATTGAATTGACAATGGATTACTTGCGTAAACGATATAAGCATTGGGATCAGGATATTATTTTGCATGCTTTTGACCCATTGAGTTATGAACATGGGAAAAGAGGTACATTCCAAGATAAATATAAAGATGTCAAATCCTTTAGAGAATTCGCTAAGACTTTGGAGATTCACCACCAATACCCAGATGAAGAAGCCCGTGAGAATGCTCAACGCAGAACTTTCGGAGTACAAGATTACACAATACGACCAAGAAACCCAAATGGATACTAAAGAACAAGACCCATCCCGTCAAATAGCATTAGAGATATTTCAATTGCTTACCCCAAAGGCAGAAGTAGATGCCAACATCATTTTGGCAGCGGTCTCTATGGTGTTATCTACCATTGCCGTAGAAATGGGTATGGAAGAAGAGAAAGCCGTATATGCCTTTACACGATCCTTCAGGAACGCTAAAAGCCGATTAAAGAAACTGGTTAAACAGGTGCATTGATGAAAGCATTTCCAATACCAGAACATACAAAGCGTGATTATGAATACCCCAATCAATATGAAGGCATGGATTTGCGTGATTACTTTGCTGCCAAGGCGTTACAGGGCTTGTTAAATGAGGCACACAATGATTATTCAGACCAAGCAATAACAGAATTGGCTTATTCATTAGCCAATGCAATGATGGAGGCTAGAAAGAAATGAACGAGCAAGATAAAGAACATGCAAGATTATTGGCCTCATTGTTTGCCATGAACGGATTACTGGCGTATGGTGGAGCTGCACCCCTTGATATGATTAGTAACGCATCTGTCGAGTATGCCGATGCCCTACTAGAAGCCTTAGAACCAAAGGAGACTGTAGGTTTACCAGCCATTAAACGGAGAACCAAGAAAAGTGATTGAGAAAATTCCTCTTGTCGGTCAGCTTAGATACTGTTCATCCTGTATATCCTATCAGCCAGCAGAGACTGGTCAGGTCATACAAACTGCCCACAAAAGCATCAAACGCTGGAAGTGTTCCAATTGTTTGAAGAAAGTTAGCCAGCAGAAGTTTTCGTCAAAGGATAAAAAATGACCAATGAAAAACAAAAACCAACAACTAACGAATACCGTCAAAATTGGGATGAAATTTTTGATAAAAATTTAAATGAAAAAAAAGAAAAAACTGTTGATGTAGATATTGAAGCCGAGAATGGGGACGCTAGCATCACAGTAACAAAGACATGGAGTTTTTGATGAATGCAAATGAACTAGCTGACGACATGGAAAATGGCGCATTTAATGATGCTAACTACAACAAAAAGAAAGCAGCCGATTTTGTACGCCAGCAACAAGCTGAAATAGAGGCGTTGAAAAAAGAAGCTGCATTACAAAGGTTATCTGACTTTACGCAAGAAGCTGAAAAGACACTAACAGATGAGGAAATATATGAAGTTTGGAAAAAAGCTATGCAAGAAGAAGCAAAAATTGAATATTCAATATATGCAACACAACTTGAACGGCAACCATTTTTATATTTTGCTAGAGCAATACTAAGAAAGGCACAAGAGAAATGAATAATGAACCAGTAGCATGGATGGTAGATGGTGTGCTTTTTACTAGCTTGGGTGCAGCATTAAACATATCTTTTGATATTGAACAACCTTGTATTCCACTCTACACCCATCCAGCAAAGACACTAACAGAACAAGACTTGGATAAATTGGTTAAAGATGCTGAAGAAAGCGGTTATATGGATATGTATATAACAGGTCTTATTGATGGATTTGATAATGCTAGAGCAATACTAAGAAAGGCACAAGAGAAATAATGGAATTCGCTTACGGAATGTTAGCTGGTATGTATTTAACAATATTGGTTATTGCTGTTGAATTGCGATTAAGAAAGGCACAAGAGAAATGACTGTTCACACACATTGCTGGCACTTAACAAACACAATGCTTTGCTCTATGCCACCACAAAGAGTAGAAGTTTGTTGTGTTTGCGGGGAAAAAAGAAACCTAGTAATTCGCAGTTTGGAAGATAACCCTGAAGGACATGGGCAGTTTCATCCAAATGCACTAAGAAAGGCACAAGAGAAATGAACAATGAACCAGTAGCGTGGATAGACCCTAAAGAATTGGATATGGCTGTATCTACCAGCGTGACAAAGAACAAGCAATTTGATACTGATATTCCACTCTACACTTATGAGCAAATAACCGCATCAGGTTTCTTGAATGCATCAAAACCTATTTATCCAGCAAAGACACTAACAGATGAGGAAACATTAAATTTATGGTGGGATTTAGACCATACTAAAGACGAAGATGATGTCATTCTTACTTTTGCTAAAATAATTTTAAAAGAAGGGTAAAAAATGAGTAGCTATATAGAAGGTTTTGAAGATGGTGTTAGAGCAACTAAAGCTGAATATTTAAAATTGCTTGAAGAAGACACCCATCCAGCAAAGACACTAACAGATGAGGAAATATGGGATTTTATAAATGCTTTGTGTTTAGACATGGGTGATTACTGGGAATTGACTGAAAAAAATGCTATCCCAATGATTAGAGCAATACTAAGAAAGGCACAAGAGAAATGACTACATTTACTAGCCAAGACAGGGAAGATGAAGAACACTATCTACGCAAGCAGATTCATATGATGCAGACCGAGATAGACAGGCTGAACTACATCATTGCGATGGAAAAGAAAGAGAAGCAAGCCTATTACAACGCTTATGCTGCCTTGTTAAACCACAACATATCCAAGAACCCTGACAGTAGATTTGAGGAAGATGAATAATCCAAAGAAGTTTAGCCAAGAACTCCATGATCTTTGTGATATTCCATCAAGACAGGCTGTCATTGATTACGCCAAGAAGAACTGGTTGGTAGAGGCAAGACCCAATTCAGACAAATATGCCGTTGATCTGATTGTGTTTAATCAGGGCACTAGGTCAGGCTATATCGAGGTTGAGTTGCGTGACTGGCGTAAAAAGGATGAGACAGAATGTCCTTATCCCACTATCCATGTGCCATACAGGAAGCAAAAGTTATTTGATAATGGCTTGCCTACGATATACTTCATCGTTCACTTTGACAAAAAGTGGGGCTATTGGCTCGATGTTGAGGACATAATGAAGCATCCCATCAAAGAAATCCCCAATAATTCAGTGCCAGAAGGCGAAAAATTCTACGATGTCCCTACTAAAAAGTGGAACTTTGTTACTTTAAATGTATAGAAATAGGAAACTCCTTGATTTACTACGGCAATCCCCATGCCAAGCGTGTGGTCGAGCTGACGGCACAGTTGTGGCTGCACATTCCAATCAGCTTCGAGATGGTAAGGGTAGAGGAATTAAGGCACATGATTACCGTTGTGCCAGCTTATGTTTTAGCTGCCACTCGGAACTCGACCAAGGCACGAAACTCTCAAAAGCCGAAAGGATTGAGATGTGGGAGGAAGCTCACCGCAAAACAATAGGTTGGTTGTTTGAAAACCACCTAATTGATACAAAATAAATCAACCTATTGACAAATTTAGGTCAATATATACTATACTTAGTGTTGTCTACCCATGACAAGTCCGATGCCCTAGATCCTAGCAGATGTTTGTGCAATGCAGACTTGGATCCTACGATCCCCCAAAGACCTCCAGCTCACCCTGGGGGTCTTTCCTTTTGTGCTTGCAAAATAAATTTACTTCATGTAATCTATAGTCTCAACTGCTAGGAGTAGGACATTGGAACTGAAACAATTTCCAATGAACAAATTAGGTATTTTTTATACACGTTTATTTAATGTGTATAGATTTATGCCATTTTGTATACCTATTCCTAGCGTTGTCTAGCCCGTTCTCATTGGTGTTGCAACGGTAAAGGCTGTAGACCCCCTAGAAGAAGCTATGGCTATATGCCCCCACCTATCCGTTATTGCTTGGATAGAGACTGGGAACCGTCCTGTATGGATAGACTGGTGAGTGATAATGACAGACCTAGGCACGACAAAGACACCAAAGCAATATGAACCAATGAACTCAGCAAGACTGATACGACTATTCCTCATAGTAGGGATAGTTGTGCCCAGAATCTAGCAATCCTGATAGGAGGTCGTATGAAATGTATTTGTGGTCTAAGTTTTATGCAAGTAGATTGGCTACATCATAGGAAGCGTGGTTTCTGTTCTTATAAATGTAGATTGAAATATGTAATGAAAAAAAGATTGAATAAGTAATTTAATATTGTTAAACTGGAATTTCCAACTGCTAGGAGAAATGAATTGAAAAGATTAAATCTTGCCGTCATCCGTATTGATGGTGGCACTCAGGTTCGTAA